TTCTTCAGACCCCAATGGATATCTGTGAAACAAGCGGCCTTTTTGAATAAGTTTTTAGTCATTATCGGCATAAATCTCTTTAATGGTTTCTGTTGGGATAGCATCGTCTGTAATTTTTGTTTTGACGACTTTCTGCCAACGCTCCTGAGATTTCATTTCGTGTGCCAGTTGTCTTGTCCAACTTGGCGCCTGGCCTGCTTTTTCGAGCAAGTCATCACGTATGCCTTGATTTTTCTTTTCTATGTTAAGTACACGAGTGAATGAATTGTTTACTACCGTTGTGTAGTAAGCAAAGGGATTATCACTCTTGTCTTCGTTAAATTGTAATCCAATCTGTGCTAATTGTAGCAATGCTTGTCCACGCATTTCATCAATATATGTATAACCACGCCAGTTAGACCTTTGTGAATATCGTTCTACTAACTTGATATACATCGTTGCCAAAATAGCAGTAATCTTACCAGAAGACAAATCAAATTCTTTATCTTTGTTGTAATGTGAGATTCCAACTTCGTTAAGTTTTCCATCTACAAACGTATAGTGTGTAAATGCTGGGAATGGTAATTTTACTTTGTGGTCTGCTACTGTTTTTGGATTTGCTTTTCTACCTGGTTCGTCTGGTATATGGTCAAATCCCATTATACGAAATACAATTTCGTCTTCAGTGAAGGAATTAGGGTCGATTTCAAAGTCTACCTGTTTCTTTTTCTTATCATCATTCGCATCCCAAGCCAATTTTTGTAAGCGTTTTGCTTTGTTTTGTCTTGCTTGTTCTACAGCACCAGCAATATCATCAGTTGAATATAAGATAATTTCATGCTGATGATGTTGGTCTCTATCCTCAAACCAAGAATAGTTTGACTTAGAGATATGAATTTGCTTAAGCATATCTTTATTGTTTAAGTAGTTTACACGTCTTGCCATAGTATATTTCTCCTAATTTAATACCAATTATAACATAGTTTATAGACCAATGTCAAGTGGTAAAATGCTATATATAGTAAAAATCTTCAGGTCCGAAAACTTCGCATATAATAGAACGATAAATACTGTTATAATAGTTTAGGAGTAAAAGTTATGGCAACCCCATATTATACAAAACAACCAGTATATTTAGAAGACCCTAGTGGTAGATTTAGTAATATCTTGACAAATGAGTATGAAGGTCCAAGAAACCAATACGCAAAAGCACTCACAAGGCTTAACTTTCCTTTTACTCCTACGATATCAGTAATTCAGAGTGCAAATTATAGTTCATATGACTTAACTCACAGTAACTTTCAACAACGTGCATTTGACAGTCACGCTAATATGGACCTAAACATAACAGCGCCAATGATTGTAAGAAGTGAAGAAGAAGCATTGTATGTTTATAATGCGGCAGTGTGGATTAGAAGTACAATGAAAATGCAATGGGCAAATGATACAGATCCTGGCATGCCACCGCCAATACTTCGCTTCAATTCACATGGAATATATAAAAATATTCCTTGTGTTGTTCGTGACTTTACGTGGAACTTAGACTCTGATATAGATTATATAGAAATAGAGACTGCTGGTGGAGACATTAGAGTTCCAGTTATGAATATGTTTGTCATGTCCCTATCTGTTACCTACTCTCCGAAAGATGTACGAGAAAACTTTAGTGTCAAAGATTATCTAACAGGAAAAATAAGGAATAAAGGTTATGTATAAAGAAAACTCTCCTTGGAGCAAAACTTCAATAATCGATAATACGATATTAGATATAATTAGTAAGAGAACTATATTTGCTGACCCATTTGATGAAGAATACACTATACCGCAAGAATTTGACGAACGTCCAGATTTGTGCAGTTACCAACACTATGGCACTGCAAAATATTGGTGGATATATGCTGCCAGAAATGCAAATCTAATAGTAGACCCTATTAGAGATTTTTCTGCAGGCAAAATCATCAAAGTTCCGAGTTTAGATAACATTAGTAACATGGTGTAAACAATGATAGGTACAAACATTAGTAACTTACGAGATTTAATGAATCAACACGAGGCTGACGGAGAGTTCATAGTAAATCCGTTAGATGCTCTTGAAACATATACCTATACGCTAGAATGGTTTATAGTTGATAGAACAGGTACCCGACAATTTCAGATACAAGAGGCATTTGATGCAACAACTATTGCAACAGATTCTTGGCCAAAACCTGATACTAATTATGTAGTACTAGCAAAAACAGGATACACAACTGAATTTAACGTTACGGATTTAACAGTAGAGTCTGTTGGTGTGGGAAATTCGAACTATAGTAAAATTGCTGGAACGGCAGACAAACTAGATTTCACAGTTACGCAAGTAGGAAATACAAGTCTAGCAGATACCCTACAAAATGCAGTATCACTATGTGGATATACTTCTATTTCAGATGCATCGTACTTTATAAAAATTAATTTTATTGGAAGTCAAGATTCAAAAACAACAAAATTATCACAGACAAAAGTATTGCCATTTAAAATTAGAGACTATCAGAATCTAAGTACTAGCACAGATGCCAGGGGAACAACTACAGTAATAACAGGACAAGTTCCAGCCGATGTGGTGGTGATGAATGCCCAGGTAGCAACTACTGAGTACGGTTTTGAATACGACACGGGAGCCACATTAACAACTGCGTTAGATAACTTTTTTTCTAGTCTAAACGAATCAATTGCAATGAACAACCAAGAATTGCCTGCATCATTAAAACATTATTATTATTATAGATTCTCTCCGCAGTTTAAAGAATGGGCAGGTTCTAGCAATATGACTGGACCTAATACGGATGTCAAGAAGAGTATGGTTAAAGAAGGCAAAAATAATGCGATAAAAATTGGTGATACTTTGCCTGGACAACATATATATGCTACGCTAGAAGAGATATGTTCTATATCAGACACGGTAAGAGATGCACTACTAGAAGACACTGCCACATATACTAATGTATTGGCTATCACTCCATACGCCGCAATAAAAGAAAATGGATATAACCCAGTAAAGGGAACACAATCATACCAAGTTGAATATTATATAGACTTCACTAAAAAACTCGTTGAACAGAACATGCCTGATTATTTTATGAAAGTGAAGAACAGTAAGGCACTTACTAAAGAAATATTTGATGATGGCCATGTCCGTAAAAAATATCATTATCTATTTACCGGTAAAAACGACCAGATATTGGATTTCAATATCTCATTAGATGCGGAGTTAACAAAAGTATTTACAACTCCAAATGAATCTTGGACATACGATGCGTTTAAACAAAAAACAGAATTGGGAGCGAAAGTAACAGTAGAACATCAGGCGCTAATTGACTTAGCAAGAGCAGATTTCGAAGTGGCATCTGCCGTAGTTACTAAACAAGAGGATGTAGTTAAAGACTTAGTAGCCGAACGAAAAGTAGTTGTAGATGAGTATAAGCAAAAGATATTAGCCGAATTAGGTGAAATGGATGAATATAAGAATGTAGAAAATCTAAAAGAGATAATCAACAACTCATCATGGCAAGAGATAATGGATGACCTGGCAATTACTGAACCGGATCCAAAGCATGGCATATTCTCTAAAAAGATAGGCAGAAAAGTAAATGGATATAATGTATATAATGCTTGGAAGAATGTTCAGAAGTTAGATAAAGGCATTGCAACCGCACAAAAAACTCTCGATAAGTCCCAAACATCGCTAGATGATTTAGTTAGTGATAACGCTACGCTCTACAGCGATATAATTGCCGCAGGAATCATTAATAGTCCAGAGTTCAAATATCAAGATTTTGCAACTCCAGTATTTGAAAACTTACGAAAAAACAATCCTGAGAAAAATAAAAATATAATATTGGCAGAAGAACTGGGAAGCGACTTTATGAGTTCGCTATCTAATAGTGACTTTGCAACTATACTACGGGCACAACAACAAAATCCTATTACATTCCAACGATTAGTAACAAAAGTAGATAAAGGTGGAATTAGCACACAGAGTTCACAAACAGTTAAAGACCTCGCCACCGCCAAAGAAAAATACTACGAAGCAAAGGCTGGAAAATTGAGTATGATTCTTGCATCTATGACTATTAAGGGTGACCCATATTGGATTGAAGGCCACGAACCGCCATCCGCTAAAAAAGCCAAATTCGGAAACAAAGGAAGTGATAGAATAGCACTAAACACTATGACTAAAATAAATGGATTTCCACATCTAATATTAGAATCTGGAAAAGCAACAGGGACAGATATCAATGATAATATTATAACAGCAAATATGATACTGAGTCTGTACGCAGTAAAATCAATAACAAGTAATTTTCAAAATGGATTATTTACACAGACATTATCTATGGTAAAAAACCCATCAGCAGAGTTCTTTCCTGATGATGAGGTGATGGAAACAACACAAGAACATACAATAAATCCTAACGAAGATACGGGTGGCAATGACAGCACTTATACAACATCATCTGGTCCTGATGACGGAACTAGAGATGATGATGAAAGTGTTTATGGCCCTAATGGCACTAATCAACCATTCATGGCGTTAGGCGAGCAAGTAGTAGATTTTCTTTTATCGCCGCTTAACAGCACACTTGATGAGAAAATGGAAGGAGCAATCACGCACTCTGAAAATATAGACCAAGATACAAAAGACACTCTTGCCGTGAGTGCATTAAATCCAACTGGCGATTTGGGTAAACATCAGGCGCCTCTACTAGATAACATGGTTCGAAGAAACAATGCTCTTTTTTACCTTGAAAACACAAAAGAATTGCGAGATGCATGTGCTACTGGCAAATCGCCAAGTAGTTGCGCCCAAGTAATAGAATCAGAAAACAGTCTACTTGCAACTCTTGGACTCAGTCCAGATGACAAAGGCAAAGCATCTACCGTGACAGCAGTCAATGATTATTTCAACGGTGTTATTGCTAACCCTGCCACTGAGACTGACTTTGTTTTGTCAGAACAAGAAGTGGCGGCATATCAAATTGCTGTAGGTGGAGAATTAAACATTACAGGACATGATCCTGCTGATATCAATAAGATAGTAAAAAAAGCGACTGGAAGTAATTCTGCAAATATTATCGTAGACCAGATTGAGGCTGGAACATATTACAGCAAGGGGGCTATACTAGCAGGCGCAATAGTTGAAAATAGTATACTAGCAGAAACTACGCCATTACTTAATGAAGTCATAGTAGAAGAAAGAATAAATGTACCGGAATATACTTGGGAAGAACAAATGTATAAGGACCAAATTAACTATCCAAATTCAAATAATGATTGGAAGAATACTCATTGGTTTAAGGCACAAGTTGACGAAATAGTAACCGAAGAAAGAGTATTTAATCCTGAAACAAGAAGACTAGAAATTGTAAAAATTCCAGCAGATACGTTAACAGTATCAGAAGCGGCTGATATTGAAATCTTAAGTCAAGGAATTGATGGCATTATTAAAGGCACTGTAGATTCGTTCCCGACAACGTGGCCTATGGATAGAACTGGAGCAGTATTAAAAAGCAAACAACAAGAATGGTTTGATAATAGTGCAAAGAATTTAGACAAAAGACTTAAAGAAGCGGGCGTTACCGTAACCGAAGCAGAAAGAACCGAAATGTTAGAAGCAATTTCAGAAAAGATTAGTAAGGCACACCAAGTAGAAAATCTCTCAGCATCAGAATTTACAACTGTTGAAGGTTACGCAAACGCAATCAATGTTATCAGTAGTGACTCAGTTAGTAGAAATCAGTTAAAAAAGGCAGTTATAGTAAAGAAGAATTCAAAAAAGTTAGACATATTAGTAACAGATGCTGATACACTAAAAACAAAACTTGACGGTTATTATCCTGATTCTACAGTAATAACATCTGATAAAGCAAAATTACAAGAAGTCGAACTACAAATAGCAGAGGTATCTCTTGGTTTGCCAGATGAAGTGATATCCGCAGTGAGGACGATAACTACGGGTTCGAAACAAGAACTTGTTCAAGCCAAAATTCCAGTTTCACAGATTGCAGTAGCAAGTCAACCAGTTATAGTTAAAACCGCGGCACTTAATACACTTAACGTTATTCTTCCCTCTCGTAGAGCAAGTGACTTACCAACTTTAAATGTTACGACATCAGAGGCGCAACAGTACGATGAAGCACAAAAAATATATAGATTAATTGTAAGTACAGATTATGGACAAATGATAGAAGTGAAAGATGATTATTCTAACGCAAATATATTGGTAAAAGATTTTAATAAGATTGGACCGATAACATACACAGATGTTAATGGAACTACACAAAAAATTGGAGACCCTAGTGCTTTCTTTGGTTTATACACAAACACATATGACGATTCAAATCCCGGAGGTGGTGATGACTATACCTATTTGAGAGAAAAAATTGCAAAGTTTTTCCCTGCTATCGAAGTTGGTCCGCAGTCAAAACAGGGTGCGATTTGGAAGACCACCGGTATTACAAGAATGATAAAAATTAATCATGACGTATTTTATATAGATAAATCAAGTAGCGGAGAAATTTAATTATGGCTGACAATAAAATAAAAAAGACGGTTGATGCACAATATGCCCATGAAGCCAGTCCTCTTATTGCTAAGTTAAATAATATATACAAAGCGATAACGATTACTAAAAGTTCAAAGGGTATTCCACATATTGACCCAACTGGACAAGGAAGGATTGCCGCGTATATTCCAGCATTAAATCAGAGTCCGGAGAAACCAACATATTTCAAACATGCAAAAACGGGGTCTATGTTTAATGTTCCAGATGAAACTGGCATTGTAATTCTTGTATTCTTTGCAGACCACGCCTCAACAGTTGATGCCTTTTGGTTTGCAACATCATCAGAGTCAGTAGATATAGTTGCTGGTGGCGTTAAAGGAAACCCACATATTGATGGCAGTGGAATAGGTGAAGGTGCATTTGAAGGTGTTGCTGTGCAGAAAGTTGTTTTAGGTCCAGAAGATGCAGAAAAGAATGGAGAAGAACTGCCAAACTCACCAAATAATAAAGTACTAGGAGACCAAGGAACGTTTAGTGACGATTTACGAGGTCCAACATCTGCGAGCCCTCGAAGAGATGCGGCATACGCAACTCCACAACATAGCAAAGTTACTGGACTGAAAACATCGGCTGGCTCATCGATATCAATTGATGATGGCAGTGTTGATGATACAGGCGAACTTCATCCTGAGCAAATAAGAATAACAACATCTTCGGGTGCTAGTATTATGTTAGATGGTGGTAATGATTTTATTCATATTATTAATAGTAGTGGCACTGGATGGATAGAGGTTGGAGCAAGTGGCGAAGTCATGGTCTACGCAGAGGGGTCACTAAATATGAGAACTCAGAAAGACTTTAACTTACGTGCAGATAAAAATATTAATTTAGAAGCGGGCGAAAATATAAACATACATAGTTTCGGCACCACAAAAATTAATACCGACCAAGAATTACATTTCAGAAGTCAAGGTAACCAATTCTTGCAGAGTGAGTCTGGAATGAATATTAACGTTGGGGTAAATTGTATAGTAACGACTGGTAGTCTATTGCATTTAAATGGACCATTAGCACCAATATCAGAACTTATTCTAACTAGTGATATGCCAGATATAGAAGAATTAGAATGTACAACACTTAAAAAAACAATTGTGTCTGAACTACCAACACATGAGCCATTCATTAGACCACATTCTACAAAACTAACAACGAGTGTTTTTGCTCAGTCAAAAGCAAAGGGTACATAATTATGATATATGATAAACGACCAGGCTCATTACTAAATTATATTCAAATGCCATTAAATGTTATAACAGACCATGGCACGTTTTTAGGAACAGGATACCATGAAAATGGTAATCCAAATTATCTTCTTTGTCACACGAGAGTTGACCTGAATGATGTGAAAAATTTAACATTTTCGTCAGTGAGCAAAGACGCCATCATATTGGATAATAAGCCGATGCTTACGATTGTTGATAATGTCGTTGGTTATAACTATAAAATTTCAGACACTGAGATAGACTATGGATATATTACTGTTGCATCTACCCGAATAGATATATCATCGAAAAAAATAACAAAAGGTGCGGCAGTATTTATCTTAGAGAAGCAATTAAGAAACATTGGAAACGTACTAGAGAAGTTTATCACAGTGAAGATTTCACAACCACATTATGATGCGTTATTGTACCACTTTTTTGCCGAAGGTGTTAGTACTATAGAAAAGAGTCCAATCACAAAACTTATAAATGCAAAAGACTGGTACTCAGTAACAGACGAAATTCAAAGTAATATAAAGAAAAATGGCAAAGTTGATTCTATGTTGGCCCAACAAAAAATCAAAACTGCCAAGATGTTCAGTTATGTACCTGGATTCTAACGCTTATCTATAACTTTATCTGCTAACCCATACGCAACAGTTTCTTCTGCTGACATGAAGTTATCTCGCTCCATTGCTTCAGTTAATTCATCAAATGTTTTTCCAGCAGAATTATGATTCACATAGATTTGAGTCAATCTTTCTTTCAGTTTCATTATTTCATCAACTTGAATCTTCATATCAGTAGCCTGTCCGCCAGCACCACCACTAGGTTGATGTATCATTGTACGAGCATTTGGTAGTACATGCCTCTTACCTTCAGCGCCCGCTTGTGCAAGTAATGAACCCATGCTACATGCTTGTCCCATTACTGTAGTAGCAACAGGCGAACTTATAAACTGCATGGTATCATATATTGCCATTCCAGATGTAACAGCACCACCAGGAGAATTGATATAAAAATGTATATCTTTGTCTGAATTCTCTGCTTCTAAGAACAATAACTGGGCACAAATCAAATCTGCTTGGTAATCATTCACTTCACTAGTCAGAAATATAACTCTTTCTTTTAATAAACGAGAGAAAATATCGTAACTGCGTTCTCCATTTGCTGACTGGTCAACGACCATTGGTACTAAATTTGGCATAATTTGTTATCCTTGTTGTGATTATTACTATTATTTAGTACTATAATAACAGAATTGCATCCATTTGTCAATCAAAAACTGCGAAGTTTATGTAGAGATAAATACATGTAACATAAACTACAGAGAAAATAATAGATATGCCAACATTCGCAGGGTTCAGTACCAAAAATTTAAAAGCAATAAATCACGAGTTACATGATAAAGACTTGGTGATTGAAGACCTTATGAATCATATCATGACTCGTAGGGGTGAACGTGTGATGTTGCCTACTTATGGGTCAATTATACACGAAATGATGTTTGAGCCACTAACTGCTGAAACTACTGAGTTAATTAAAGAAGATTTAACGAATATTATAAACGATGACCCAAGATGTACCTTTGTTAGTGTAGAAGTTACAGACTCGGACCATACAATAAACGCTATGTTGAGACTTGCAATTCTGCCTACAAATGAGCCAGTAGAATTAAGTATCGATTTAGACAGAGAATAATAGAGAGACCATTATGAGCCAAGAACGTACAGACAATCTATTCGCAAGTGAAAGTTGGACAGCAGTATATACAGCATTTTCCAATATTAGCCTTAAAGCATATGATTTTGACACAATTAGAACAGCACTTTTAGATTATACAGCAAAGACGTATCCTGAGAAATTTAATGATTTCGTAGCAAGTTCTGAATTCATTGCAATCTTAGACTTAGTTGCATACTTAGGACACAGTTTGTCGTTCAGACTAGACATGAACACTAGAGAGAATTTCATGGATACTGCTGAACGCAGAGTTAGTGTTCTACAGATGGCCAAATCACTCGGATATAATAAGACTAGACCAGTCAATGCAAAGGGATTTATGAAAATCTCAAGTTTATCTACTACTGAAGCGGTACTAGATAATGAGGGCGTATCTCTTGCAGGAAAAACTATCAACTGGAACGACAGCAATAATGCAGATTGGTATGAAAACTTTATCACTGTTTTAAATTCATCATTTGCTGGAAATACTAAAATTCAAAATCCATCTTCTGAATTGACAATTGCAGATGTAGAACACTCTTTGTACGAAATAAACGAAGACACTGCCTCTAAAAATGTAAACTACACATTCACTACTTCCATAGCAGGCGCAAACAGAAACTTCGAAGCAGTTCGTGTATTAATGGATAAGAAAACAACAAAAGTATACGAAGATGAGCCAAATATATCTAAAAACTTTACACTTATAAACAGAAATGATAACTTGGGTTCTGCTAGTGACAGAACTGGTTTCTTTGTCTATGCAGTTTCGGGCGAATTACAGTTTAGTGATGCAAACTATACCACAACTATTTCAAATAGAAGAGAAAAAATAAATGATGTTAACGTCTCCAATAGTGATGTTTGGGTACAAAGAATAGATTCAAATAGAGGATATGTATCAAGTGTTAGTAAGGTAGATAATAATACACGTGAAACTGCAATCTATAACGCCCTACGAACTGGTAATGGTGACATAGTGAGTATTTCTACAGCAGACAATAATGCAATTGAATTAAATTATCCAGATGGAATATTTGGCAATGCCGCAAGTGGTGGATACAGAACATGGTACAGACGAGTAGATAATGATAACTTCTCTGTAAACGCAGATGATATTGCAAATGCAATAATCACAATTCCATATGTAGGCAATGATAATAGAGTATATCAACTAACATTTACATTATCAAGTACTAGAGATTTTACTGAGAACTATGCAGGCGAAACATACGCAAGTGTACGTAGAATTGCTCCAAGAAGTTACTATACTCAGGACAGAATGGTCAATGCACAGGACTATAATGTATATCCATTAACTCTTGGCAGTAACATTGTTAAAAAAGTAAAAGCAGTGAACACTTCTTTTGCAGGCAACTCTCGTTTCTTTGAAACTGACGATGTACTAGGTCATCATTCTAATTTAAGTGTGACAGGTTCTGATGGGAGCCTATTTGTTGAAAGTGAGACAGTAAAAATTCCACTAAGATACAACAAAGCACAGGGTAAGAGCGATAACTTTATAAGAAATGAACTTACTAAAGCAATAAAACATCCAAGTCTTTTAAATAATTTTTTCTACAAGTATAGTAGTAACGTTAGTGTAAATGTATCGGTTGCTAGACCGTACACGGTGACTACGACTAACAAGATGGTTATTAATTCTAACATAGATGTAAACGTAACCACAATATTCGAAGGCGATACATTTAAGTTAAGTGCGAATGATATAGTAACTTGGGCAAAAGTTCAAAAAGTAGGAGCAGTCAAGGCAGATGGTTCAAAAGATTATACACTGAATAAAGTAATACCAGATAATGGCACTATCGCTAATGTAGTGCGTGGACTAAGAACAAAGTTCACTGAAGCAGAAGTAACTTCAATTAAAACTAAAATTGATAGTGTGACAGAGACAACGTTTACTATAAAATATGCATTAAAAACTGGACAAGCAAATGTCTGGGAATGGCAACTACATACAGGTTCCACTCCGTCACAAGTGCATGTCGTGTTTAACTATAGTTCTGGAATTAGAGACAATGAATCAGAATATATTGCTGAACTTATTGGCAAAAAGATAGCATTTGAAAGTCGAGACCAAGTTAAATTCTTCTATGGAAACACTACTGATGTGGTTGATAACGAAACTAATTTATCAATGAGAGATGCTATATTCTTAAACTATAAAGATGGAACTACAGATAGTTCTTACTCGTCAACTACAAACACGCCAACAGTATCTATAGGACAGGCTCCAGTAACAAGTGCGGTTACATATAATTCAACAGGCGCTGAGTTTAAAGCAATATATCAATATACTGGTGCTAGACAGACGTACACATTTATCGATACAAATACCGCGGTAACAACACCGACTTATACGCACTCTCTTATATCACCAGATGGATTAGAATATCCATTATTACCAGCACATATACATTCGCCAACCATTGCGGCTGGAAAGATTATTGGAAATGCAACAGACTTAGCCGATGGCGACGGAATTGATACTCTTACTCTGAGAATTGATGACTTAAGTACTATAACATCTTTATCATCAACGATAGGACTAGATAGTACAGTAACAGCATCTGCTGCCACAAATTTATCAAATGTGAATATCACTATAAATTATGATGGTGCCGAAGACTCTTCTAACGCAGATAGTAGTTTTGCAAGTATTAGTACTTCTGATTTGACTACGTTTGGCTTTAAAGGAAAACCATCGACATCGTATTTTAGTGCGGCAGCAACGGGTAGTAAATTTGTTTTCATCGATGAGGGTGATGTTGTAGAACAAAATGAAATTACAACGACATATGATACTGGCACATCATTATATAAATTTGTATTGCCATTTCAACATGTAGATACAGATGCAAGTACACCTGGAAATCAGAACCAGTTAAATATTAACATACTAGACACCGATATTAAATTTAAGCAGTATGCTTATGGAGAATTCTCAATAGTAAGTGCAACTGCACTTACCACAAGTAACATACTTCTTAGAACTGACACTGGAGCGTTTATCGATGCCGCCCACGTAACTGTTACAAACACAGTGGGTACAACTTATAAAATTGTTTTCTGGACATACGCAATCTCTGTAAACGACCTCATTGACGTGTTTGTCGGAACAGCAACAACACTGTCTGACATTGCCAACTTCTCAGTTAGAGTTAAAGCCTCATTCGAGTTAGCAACAGTTGCCAATTCAACGAATACAACATACAAGTCAATATCTTCATATGTATATGACGACTACTTGACTGGTGCTGGATATAAAGATAATTCGAAAGTAAAACTATTCGCAGGCGATACAGACGACCATCCATACTCCATGCTTTCTGTTACTTCTGGTAACCAGATAATAATGGAAAGTTATACTAAAGACAATATAACATATGATAGAGCATCAAAGTTTGCAGTTGCGGCTGCACAAGCAAGTGCAGGAGTGCCAGATTCAAGCGTTCCAGCGACTGCTACATTGTGGTTTAACACAACAACTAGTGTGTGGTATAAACGCATAGCAGGTGCATGGAATACAAGTTTTACATTTACTGCATTAGGAGACAACGGGATATTATATCAAACAGTGGCGTACGTGCCAAAAGAAGGAATAACTTTTGTCGAAGACAAGTTCACAAGTTTTAGATGGGACCATTATGCAGACTTAAATAAAAGAATAGACCCAAGCACAAGTAATATCATAGACATGTATGTGTTGGGCTCAGATTACGTAAGAAACGTAGAAAAATGGGTAGGAAAGAAATTCACAACAGCAACTCCAATTGCTCCAAATAATTACGAGTTATCAAAAATAATGGACACTATTGAGCCAAAGGCAGCAATATCTGACCACATCGCTTATATACCAGTAGAATTTAAATACTTGTTTGGTTCGTATGCAAAAAATGAAAACCAAGCAATGTTCAAGGTGATTAAGAAATTGGGAGTTGGATACAGCGATAGTGAAATAAAAACCGCAGTGTCTACCAAAGTAAATGAATATTTTGCGATTGATAACTGGGACTTCGGAGCGACATTCTACTTCTCAGAACTAGCGGCGTACCTACATAAAGAATTGGGAGACTATATTTCGAGTGTAGTAATTACTCCTAAATATTCTACAAATGAGTTTACTAAGTTACTTAGTATCTCTTGTGCTTTGAATGAAATATTTATGGCAGTAACCACTTCGAGTGATGTAAAAATAATCACACAATTATCACAATCTGAATTAGTAGGCGAATAACATGGCAAAGAAGATTTATGACTTTTTACCAGGACATCTAAAAAACCGCGAGTTAGAATCAATATTTGAAACGACACTTGACCGTGCCTTTTCAGTCGGTGAGATGGAGAAGACAAAAGCATTTGTCGGTAGAAAAGAAAAGGGAATATTTAAGACTAGTGACATCTATCTTTCATTTCCAGAACAATCATATGCGAGAGATAATTATGGATTAGAACCCGTATTCACAAATGCAGATGCAAGTGATAATGTTTTTTATGATGATTTACTTAATGCACTATACAATAAAGGTGCGTTAACAAATGACCATAGAAGATTATTCAATAGTAAAAGTTCATTACGCACTGTTGCTTTACCTATAGACTTAGATAAGTTTATCAACTACAGTATGTACTATTGGGTTTCAACTTCATTCCATGCCTCAATAACTGGTTCAGAGAATAAACATTACGTCACAATCAATACAGACAAAACAAAGACGTACGGAACGGGCTCTTGGTGGTCAACAAATAATTATTGGTATCACTATGATGATATCAAAGATTTGATACAAGATGCGAACTTTGATGAGATATCACAGGCAAAAAGACCAATCATAGAATTTGACCAACATATCGAACTAAGTGCAGAGAGTACTTCTAAATCTTTAAGTGACACAAATTGGGAACTGCCAACATTTAAATCTTACAATTCTACTGGTACATATCAACGTGATATAAAAATATTTCACTATGTTATCGGTGAAAGTTATGTAACAGACGCAGAGTTGGGATTTAAACCTAAGTTAAAAGCCGGCGATTTTCAAAGTGAATACGTATTCAATATAGATTTACTAGATTCATTACGATATAATTGGAAAGCAGATGCGAGTACTAATAGTTACAAGTCGCTAACAATGTCTACTACGTTTGATTATAGAAATTTAAGACAAGAAGTGGGTGACCATCTTACAATTTCAGAAATAGAACTACTACAATCTCCTAAAGATTATGATTCAATAGACTTATATGTAAATGGACAGAAACAATTAGGAAACTATACGTACTCTGAGGCTACTAAGAAAATAACTATAGAAACAGCGGTATCAGGAAACATATACGTTGATTATTGCACAAGTACGCCAGTTATTTACGAGGGCAAAACAGTATTTCAGAGGATTAATCCTGCACTTGAGTATAATGTCGACAACAAGTCTTACGTAAATTCAGATATGACATTCTCTCTGGTTTATGAACACTTTGTTCGTATAATAGAATCAACGCCAACATTAACTGGTGATGCTGATGCTATAAACAATTATAGAAATATTGGCGATGACACAGACAAGTTAAGACACGCAGATAAAGGTAGTATTCTAGTTACTAACTTGATAGATATTAAAGAGGCATATTTTGCACTAACAAGAGAAGACTATAATCCTATTAAAGGAACAGAGTTTTTATCGAATTCATACAACAGTTACAAGAATAAATTTTTAACTACAGTCATTGAGGCTCTAGCGGACGGTTCTAGTACAACTAAAACGGACTTACAAATCGTAGAAGAAGCCATCAGTGCTATATCTCTCGGAAAACATACAAGTGTGAGTATTTTCAGAGATAGTACTATGTTAAACTTTGGTGAAAAACACGCACACTATCAGCAACTTGACGTAACAGTTATTGATAATGCAACTGAACAAGTAATGCCTAGTTTCACAGACGCAATTCTATATGACAAGAATATAGTTGTGATATTAAACAATGTAATCCAGCGTTTCAACGTAGATTATACATTATCTTCTGGCGCTACAGAAATAAACTTTACTACCGCAAGGTCATCTAGTGATATAATAACGGTCAGACATTATACTAATATAAAAGAAACTTACATACCGCCAAGTGCAACATCATTAAACATAAGACCAGCGTATGTTCCAGAGATTATTACTGACTCGGGATATAGCACTCCAGTTAAATTTATTAAAGGTCATGATGGCTCATTAGTTCCTGCTTATCCATTAGTGGATGGTGGAACAAATAGAATAGATACAATATTACTCGCATTTGAAACTCTGATATTTAATAATCTAACAGACAACACAAATAGCACTATTGATAGTATGAACTATGCAATGTATAGTTCTGCAACTAACGACTACTCAAGTGCCGAAAAGAAATATATCATGTATCCTTTCTTTAAGAAGTGGATGATGAGAAATAGTATAGATAATTTGACTAATGAATCATATGATGTAACTGATTACAAAACATGGAACTATAGAGTAAAAAACGAAACATTTAGTGGCAATTGGAGAGGACAATTAATACATGCTTATGGAACAGATAGACCTTTAATAGAACCCTGGAAAGCAATGAAATTGTCACAAAAGCCAGCAAACTTCGATTCGGTTTGGGGTGCAACATACACAACTGTAGCGTTTTGGAATAATCTTATATCAAATAATTCTTTAACTTGTCCAGTTCCAGTCGATGCCTCAGGAAACTTAAAAACGCCAGCAAACTTATTTTTTGGAGGTGTATTTACTGCAAGTGATATTGCATTGGCAGACCAGGCATGGGAGTTCGGAGATAACTCTCCTGTTGAACTTGCGTGGACTCGTAGTAGTGAATTTGCTTTCGCAGAATTCTTACTAATGTTATTGTCGAATCCATTTGAGATTATGAACACATATAAAACTCAGATAGCAGATATTATATCATACTCTAACAAGAATGAAGGAATTAATAATACAGTAGTAATCGCAGATAAACTAAACTATTCATTTAAGTTGGGTTCAAAGTTAGGCGGATTTGTTAACAACTTTAAATTACAAACAGAAAACAACTCATTATCAAATAGTAGATTTACTGAATTACCAGAAGATAATTTTGACTTATTTGTCCATGATGGAGTACCAAATAGAAGCGAATTCTTCAGTGCGATTGTTGTTGAAAAGGTGTCAACTGCGGCTGCCCATCCAGTTTATGCTCTTGCTGATACATCTACTTACTACAAAGGACTAGTTGTCCTAAACACTAGTGATGGGAAATATTATAAAAGAAAAATAGATGGCGTGTCAGCAAAAGAAACTGCGGCTGCAATTACTTTTGATTATGCAAGTTGGACACTTATATCTCAGCCAAAAGTTGATAAGTTTGGTTTTAGAATTCACGGTTATGATGAAATTAATCCTACATTTTATGCAATGGGATGGGACAAAGCAAGTGGTGAAAAAGCATTCTCAACTGAGGGCGACAGACTTACAGTAACACCTTGGCAATCTGGTGAATACTATAGAATGGACTCATATACATTATGGAATAACGCTCCGTATGTATGTCTTAATAATCACACATCTACAAACTTCGATGATAATCTTAAAGAATGGAAACCAGTATCAGAATGGCCAACAACGAACAAAGTTCAAGCAATTGGTTATAACGAATTAGTAAATGACACTTTAAAGAATTATAATTACGGAGATATATTAGATACGGTAGATGATGTTGCACATTTAATTATGGGCTATGAACATTATCTTAACTTAGTGGGCTGGGAATTTACAGATTCAAGTGAATTTGGAGAGCAAGTAGATTGGGAAAATTTATTATACAAATTCTTAGAATGGCAATCAGAAAATAATAAAGTTGGAGATTTCATTACTCTTACTCCGTTACTTACAGGTGGTAGATTTAAGACAGATTACGGTGTGGCGAGTGTAGCAACTGAAACTTTTAAGAACTACTATCGTATGGTAGATTCGTCTGGTAGACTTATACCAAATTCTGAAGTTAACTTTCACACAGATGGTTCCACCTTAACATTTACAAGTAATGTTCCTATCTATGGAATGAAGATGGACATAAGAGATGTCGAACACGCATTCGTAGTTGACAGAATTGACAGTTATGAAGATGTCATATATGACCCACATTCACATACTAGAAATCTTAGAATGCAAATTGATTGCAACCGAACAATAGATTGGGATGGAACTATGACGGTTGATGGTTACATCGTACACAACGATGAGTTAATACCAAACTTTGATACGATGATTGCTGAAACTCAACACTACAGAGACACCCTAGTCGACCAAGGTCTATCTATTATTAATAAGTTAAAATCAAATCATTACGGATATACTACAAAAGCGTATCTAACAAATCATGGAATTGAACGTGAGTCTCAATTGGAATTTTATAAAGGATTCTTGGCACACAAATCAACTGTTTCTAGCATTAATAAGATTGTAAACAACAATGGCGATTTTGAAAATATAACTCATTCTGATATTTGGGCAATCAAACTAAGTGAGTATGGACATAAGTCCTCAAAATTCACAATGACAAAAGATGTCACAGTAAGTGATATGATTCAAGACCCATTTTTAATAGAATACACAGACATATCTAAAGAGTTCACACCAGTTGTCAATAAAAGTAACATAGCAATTAAAACAACTGGATATGTAAACGAATCTGATGTAAGTTATATAACAAGTACATATGATTCATTAACATCTTTGACAGCAACATCTTTGTATGAAGGAGATACTGCATGGGTACAATCAGATGCAGAAAGAGAATGGGACGTGGTAAGACTCAGCGAAGTAGCCGAAATAAGTTATGTAGGTGAAACATCAGATAACCAACTATATATCGGAACTGCTTCTCCTATTAGCACCTCTTCTATTGCTAAACCAATTTATCTAAAGATATCTGCCGATGAAATAAATCCAATTATTGCAGGATATTATTTGTTATCTACTAACGGATCTAAAACTGTAAGTGGAAGCACAGTGCATGAATATTTGGTGTTTGAAGAAGATTTCGAGCCACTAACTGTTGAGATAGATTCAACGACTACGAATAGTGTATTTGTTCCTACTAATACAAACTCTGGTGTAGAAGCAATTGGTTCAGTCAGTAATCCAGTGTTTAGTTCTGGTGATATCATTGCGATTGATGGGACAAATTTCACTTATACTCCATCAGGTGGAACTAGTACCGGAATATCAATTCTTGGAACAGTTGCAAATTCAATAGTGGCAGAGGGCGAACAAGCAAGTTTTGTTGTGTACAACGATGCTGGATTAGTCGAGAATGGCACTAATACAACTGTTACATTCTCTGGAACAGTAGCAACGACAACAGGTGCATTTAGTTCAACACAAGGTGACCAAGTAACAATCGATGGGACAACAGTAACGGTGGGATATAGTGCAACAGACACTATATCAAATACTACAACAGCAACAAGAAGTTCAACATTAACTACAGGAAATACTGTTATTATTGATGGAATAACAAAGACAATTACAGACTTGAGTCTCACTGGCACAGTTGCTTCTCCAGTTATGCCTTCTACTAAGCCACTGACGATTAATGGCGACACGATTACATTAAGTAGTGGAGCAAACTTAGCCGCAATTGTTATTGCGATTAATTCAGGAACTAGTAGCGTTGTAGCCTCGACTTCTGGAAGTAATTTAGTACTGACAACATCAGTGTCACAACTAACTATGACTGGCGGTTCACTAATTGACTTGGGACTATCTACGACAAACGCATACACAGACTCTAAACTAGATAATTTAGCAACAGACCTGACTACTATAACTAATATCACGGCGACAGTAAGTGCTAATAATCGCATGACTGTAGTAAGTTCAGGAACTCAGATGATTATTTCTGGAACAGCATTAACTGAGTTAGGAATCACAGCAGGTACATATCTAACAAGTTCTGCTCCAACGGCAGATAGCATAGTCGCACAAATTAATGCGTTATCTGTTTCTGGTGTTACTGCCACAGTAGTAACAGGTACAGTTAAGATAACAAGTATAAATCATAACTTAGATATAGTTGAAGTAACTTCGGGAGCAATGAGTAGATTAGGATTTGCAACCACTACGATTGCAATTGATGCCACTGATAGAATAGTATCTGACTTAAATACTCAAGTATTCTCAGGCGCAACAGTTACCGCAGTTAAGTCAGACAGACAAGTAAAAATAACAAGTTCAGAGAAGAGCATAGTTGCAAGTAATATTATTGGAAACTCTCTTTCTGACATGGGCATAACAGCGGGTACGTATAGTAATTCGTCATCATCAAGTCCAAGTGCATTGGAATTTGCTAGCCAAATTACTTCTGCATCAGATATAGTAGTGGGAATTTCAAGTGATGGTAGAATGATATTCACTAATAATACTGTGCAAATGTCGTTCTCTGGAACAACTACATCAATATTAACTAAGATAGGACTAGTGTTAACATACTCAAATGTTACATCAAGTGCGAATTTCAAAGCAATGCTTTGGAAATCTATAAGATATACTCCTGGATTTAATGGAAGTACTAGAACTGAATTTGAAACTGACCTTGGACTGAATAGTGCAAGTAAGTTATGGATAGATAATTACGATACGAATGGGTGGGGAGTACTAAGTTATAATCCAGTTAGTGGTACATCGGTTCATGCCAAACAGGCGACTGTTATTAATAGTAATTTAACGAAACGATTAATAGTAAAAGATGGCGAAGAGTTCACAATACATCATATATATGACCCTCTTAACTTAAAAATATCAGGCTCAATAATGTCTAAACTAGATTACGTTATGTGGACTGACCCAGCGAAGTATGATACTACAACAAGTAATGATTTGTGGTTAGATGAGAAGTTAAACACAATGTGGTGGGATACAGAACTAGCACGTTATTATCGTTATAATGATTATGGCGATGCATCTGGTAATTTGAATATTGATTTTGTAAGAAAGTATTGGGGCAAAACAGTAGATAGTTCTACGATACTAGTAAAGAAATGGACAAAATCTAGAACATTACCATTGGCTACAACTTCATATAATTCAAAAACATATTACGACACAGATGCCGGTAAAGAAATAACAGAGTACTTCTTCTGGTCATCAACAGACGCAGATGCAAAAGATATCTCAATATTACTAGCGGCAGACGGACCTAAGAATAAATTCTTACCAGTTGGAAAAAGAAGTGTAGTCATTAGTAATAATTCTAAATCATATAACAGTGATACAATTACAGCATCAACAGAATATCAAATAGAAGACGGAATCGAAAAAGAACATACTGATTGGAAAATGTTACCACAAGACACGTCAACTCCAATACCAAAGGAGTTCATAGATGACTTAACAAACTCTATCTCTGGAATCACTATATCAACAACGTATGCTACAAAACTTACAGCACCGCAATTGAGTAATGTTAACTTTGCGATAGTCACGCCAGTTGATAGTAATAATATTCAATTTATTACTGGACTAACAGTAGATGATATCGTAGTAACTACGAATGGAATGACGGTGGAAGCACAGTATTTGACTATTGAAAGCAATACTTTAAAAATTAACCAAGACCATACAATGACTGTGGGAGATGTACTACGAGTTTATAAAGTAATAGAGACAACTGATAATTGGTTCACACGTAAATACACGGCAAGAGATAACTTTGTTGCGGTTATAAATTCAGCAATGAGTAATAAACTATTACTATCTTCGTACTCCAATTATACGCAGTACATAGATACAGACGACATTATTTTTAGTCTAGGTGATTGGTACTTAAATGATAGTTTTAAAAAAATTACTTCCTTCTCGTATCTCTCTAATACTAGAGAGTTCGATATGATTGAACAATATGAAAAAGGTATAAAGTCATTTAAAATAAAGTTACCAACACATGATGAATATTACTTTGAACACAACGGCAAACTACAATTAGTTAATAGAACCAAGAGTTCACTGAACATAAGTCTTAGATTAGATTCTCTAGTATATCCAGAGACCAAAACTGCTGGCACATTTGTAATTGGTAAACAGTATGAAATACTAACAACTGGCACAACAGACTTCACGTTAGTTGGCGCAGGTTCTAACTCATCAGGTAGTAGGTTTACAGCAACGGGCGTAGGTAGTGGAACAGGAACAGCATTTGACAACTACTACAACAATGCTGTGGGAATTCAAATACAAGAATTGATGAATATGATTAGAACTCATTCCGATACTTCGTTTGTTAATAATATTTTCTATAGCATGATTGATTATCTATACACAGAGAAATCATATCCTTCTTGGTTGTTTAAGACAAGTTATTTTGACCTAGACTTGCATAGCCGACCACTTAAGCAACATGCAATATACCAGAGAGATAGTGAAGCAGACATTTTAGAATACGTCAGAGAAACAAAACCATATCATGCAAAGATAAGAGAAATTAAACGAATAAACAAAGCCAGTGATAAAGCAATACTAACCACAACTATTGACGAAAAACTAAAACTTACTTTAGACTTTGGTAAAGCCAGTAGATATGCCGAAATGGTATATGATGGTATATCTGATACAGACATTGCTGACGGAGATTACGAACAAGGAGAATTACTAAGATATCGAACTACATCTACAAATGTAGCCGGTGGATTTGATACTGGCGAAGTAAGTGCTAGAACAGTAGAGTCTTCAGTAGTCATAATACAGAATTATAAAAATGGTGGAGCAGATGCTGACATTCATGCATCAGACGGAAACTTAGCAGGATTTACTCTTGACAAAACAGAGTTTTACGTGTATGATGTGTATGGTAGAGGTTATAATGTTCCTATTAAAGATTGGGGCACGTTATCAGAAAACTGGACAATTACGGCGGGTTCATTTGTAATCGGTAGAGAATACACTGTGACTAAAACAGGAACAACAGACTTTACATTAGTAGGTGCGGCTGATAGTAAGGTAGGTACAGTGTTCACAGCAACTGGTATTGGCGCTGGCACTGGTACTGCCAGGGGTCCATTCATATTGACTGCACTGACAGGCACAGCGACAGCACAAGAATTAAGTGCTTCGAAAAATAATAAGAAATTGATTGCAGTACAAAGTATTAGTAATCCAGATAACGTAGAGTTCATGATGTATGACAAAAATACTAGCGGTACGCTAAATATCGTAGAAAGAGCATTATATACTACATTGGGACATAATTTCTCACAAAATGATAGAATATTTGTACTAGATACTCCATTAGCATTAGTGTTACAAGACCAGAAATAATTCTATTAGAATAGAAGTATTGATAGGAACGTATAAATACAATAGATGATAAATATAAGATATAATCTAAGAGACGGATATAAAACATGTTTAAAGACGTAATAAAATCACAAGTAGTAGGTACACTCAAAATCTATGATAAAGAGAGTGGAGAAGTACTTGTACAAAAGAAAAATGCGATTCATCCAGGAAATATGGCATATGTCTTGGCTTCGGCTATGGCAGGTAAAGCAACGAGTGTAAACTCGTCTGGCTCATCACCTCATATTAATTGGATGCAATTTGGCAAGGGCGGTAGCACCTCAACTACTACTTTATCTTATCGTTCTCCTAGAGTCTATCCGACGTATGACCAACTAGCAATAACGGCAAGTAACGCTTCATTATATGTTCCGACGTACGAACAGACAACAACGAATACTGTATATTTTCCAGGAGAGGATATGGGGGCTGGGGAAATAGTACCAAATAACACGGCAAAAGTAAAATTTAGTGTTGATGTAAGTCACACAAAATATGCAACGGCTGTGGGAGTGACGATTCCAACAAGTGATAGTTCGGCAACAGCAACACAAGCCGAATCTTTTACATTTGATGAAATAGGACTTCTATCTGGAGTAACCAATAGTGGTGCTTTAGATAAAACAAAAACATTAATGATGACGCACGTAACTTTCCATCCCGTGTTACTTGCGGCAAACAGAACTATTGTAATTGATTACACAGTTACAATACAAATTAGTTAAAATTTAGGAGTATAACAATGGCTTCAGGCTCAACAATCAATCAAGCAGACCTAGACAATCTGCGTAGTAAATTAAATGAAATTCTAAATGGAACTGGGGTACATGGCGGTTATAATCAATCACATTCAATCTCGGCAAATCCTTCAGCAGGTGATGTCATAGATGATGCATTTTTTGATTCAATCTATAGTGCGGCAGCAAAATTATCGAATTTTTACAACATAACAAACACATTAACGGCTGTTAATGCAGGCGATGTAGTCGACTGGGACCAATATGGTGCAGTTGCTGGTGCTTTCGTAACAGCAATCGACACACGTTTCGATAATCCTTGGAACTATTCAGACTGGGACACAAGTGTTCAAAATGAATCATCACAAACAGCGGCAAACTGGAACGGTACTAGAACTCAAATCGTTAAATTCGAGTTTGGTTCAACGGCTAACATGAATGCTTGGTTCGCCGCAGGTGGGGAACTTAGAGTTTCAGCATCACATAGTGATTCATCATCAAACCAACAAGGAACATCTTGGGAACAACTAACTGGTGAATTAGGTACTTTTACTTACTCAGTAAGACCACAAGATTCAAGTTCAGTAGATGCACGTACACGTTACAAGTACACTGACTTAACTGGTTCTTATGTAGTTCATAAGAAAGAAATTGCAGACGATTCTGACTATAGTGCAAACTATATCCAAGTTTCTGCTAATGTTTCTGGCGGTGACTTATATATTAAAACAGAATTAGCAGATGCTCACGTTGCCCGTGGTGGCAGTGGCTCTGGTTATGGTGGAGCATGGTCTTGGACTGGTGCTGATACTGTACCTGGAACATCAACTGTTACGATTGCATCAAAGAAGTTAACAAACGCAAGTGGTTCAGTTACTTTAACTAATC